ATTATATTAAAATCATTGATTGTATTATTAGGATATAAAGCTACATAGTTGTTCCTGATTGTTCCAATATCCTTCCAGACATTAGCTGGGGTCTTTTCAACTTGATATTGAACCAAAGTTCCAGCTCCGTTTTCGGACATTACAGCAATACCTCCCATTTTCTTGGAATGAGAATACATATCAGTGTAAGAACGCCAGCGGTCAATCATCTCGTAATAAATTGCAGTTCCGAAATCAGTGTTGCCTGAATCCAATTTACCAACCAGTCCAGTTGAAGTTCCGGCAATCTGTTCAATAGTAGTTCCGTCATCATAGCGAACCAAAGCGGTAATGGTATTGTCAGCAAAATCATATATAGTCCAGACTTGGGTTGAAAGGGAATACCTCATTTGGCAATTTGAATAAGTAACTCCTTCAACCGTAAGCGTTCCTACGGACCACTTAACAGCATCGTAGCCGTCATAGACACCTACTATATTTGCATAAGCGGTCCGCGGTATTGCTTTTACGAAGTCAGAAACCCTACGCGATATTTCGGTAGGTTGACTATCATAAGTAAATTTATAAAACCCTGAAGAGTGGTGGAAATAAACACCGTCTTTTCCCTGAACAATCGACTCTTGGGAATATGTCCCTACATTATAAGCTGGGTAGGGGTCAACATTGCTTGTGCTGTAAATACGATAAATGTGATTCTGCTTAAAAAGCAGTAATGCTTTTGGCACCCTGAACAATCCGGTAATTGATTCTCCATCTTGAGGAGAGAATTTTGTAATAAAGTTTTCTGTAATATCAAACTCCAACGGAGTAACATAGCTTGTCCCGTCAACTGATTGAACAATATCAGTGTAATAAAGAATGTCTTTAGAAGCATCGGCTATCCAGACACGACCATCAAAACCAGCTTCAATAAAATCACCAGCAGGTAAAGTTGCAGGCACATCAGTTGTATCAAAAGCTCCACCATCAGAAGTCTCTGGTTTATCACCAGCATTACCATTTATTCTCCAAACTCTATTCAAGAATTGACTGAAACGAGCTTTGGTTGTAACCGTTGCGGTATCAACTGAAGTCCAAGTAGTTCCATTCCATACCGAAATATCAGCTCCTACTTGAGCAAATAATCTTTTATTCCCTCCTTGAATATTTAAAGTTCCAAAAGAAGTAACACTGCCAGCCACAGTTGTGGCATAAGTAGCGACTCCTGACCGAGTAGTCATTGAACCAATCCTATCAAAGTGCATATTGATTGCCAGTTGGACGGAATTCTCTGGACAAACAGTATCACTCAATTGAGCTGAACGGATAACCGCCTCGGTAGGATATGGTATTTTTATATCATTTATAACGGGCATAATTGTTTTATTAACTTTCCTATCCCCCCACTCATCCGCAAAGTTAAGTAGGGGGGAGAAAAACTAATCCTTACACTAAGGTGTTAAAACTAACACATTAAGGACAGTATCACTTGAAGGGTCATCGTCAAATGTCACATCAACAGAACCGTTATTACAGACTGCTGATAAAATAGCAACATTGTTTCCACCATTATCTGTTAATTGGCAGAAAACCGTATCGGTTGCAGAAACACTTGCGAAGTCACCGGCTGAAAGATTCTCGGTTGCCCCACCGCCAGCGGTAGTAACAATCTCGTTAACAACTGTAGTAATTCCAGTCGGACCAGTGTAACCAGTGTAACCAGTGTAACCAGTTTCACCAGTGTAACCAGTGTAACCAGTGTAACCAGTAAAGTTTCCGGGACCAGTGTAACCAGTGTAACCAGTTTCGCCAGTGTAACCAGTGTAACCAGTATCACCAGCATCACCAGTGTAACCAGTGTAACCAGTTTCGCCAGTGTAACCAGTGTAACCAGTATCACCAGCATCACCAGTGTAACCAGTGTAACCAGTATCACCAATTGGACCTACAGGACCAGTATAACCAGTATAACCAGTAGCACCAGTGTAACCAGTATCACCGTCATCACCAGTATAACCCGTGTAACCAGTAAAACCTGTTGGACCAGTAGCACCAGTTGCCGAAGTAGCTCCAGCAGGACCAGTGTAACCAGTTGGACCGGTGTAACCAGTTCCACCAGTGTAGCCAGTATAACCAGTATCACCAGTATAACCAGTATAACCAGTAGGACCGGTGTAACCAGTATAACCAGTTGAACCAGCCGCACCAGCACCAATAGCAGTCCAAGCTGGAACAGCAACGGTTCCTGTCATCTGATAGACAGCACTACCATCTAAATCTTGAAGAATACACTCCAAGGCAAAAATGTTAGCATAAGTTGCACCTGCATATGGAGTTCCACCAGTGACTGTCCCGAAGGTAATCAACTGATATGAACTTGTATTGTCGGGCTGTTCCTGTTGTTGAATATCAACTAACGGAATCAGCGGATTTGTATATGCCATAGTTTCTTTTGTTAATTTTTAACTCGTGATTATTGTAGTATCTTGCCCAGTGTAGAGGTTGTTGTATAAGGCTTGAACCAAAGACTCGAACTTCTTTAAATCTGGGTCGTCACTTTCAAGTGAATTATCCTTACGATACTTAATAGCGTAACGAAGATACCACTTATAAATCTCTCTGTAGTGCTCTAAAAGCTCTTGAGAAAGACTCTCAACTTCATCAATTTTCTTGTAATAGTCAATGTAGACATTATTGCCCTGCATTGAATCGGGAATTATTCTGTCAAAATACAATTTATCATCAAAGACCGTGTAATAGATAGGCTGTGAAATTGTGGGTCTCGACCAAACCCTAGTCCCCGCAGGAATATCACGAGTGATTCCTGTTACTCCAGTTAATTGGTTAGTTGTTAAGTTAATAGCGGTGTAGCCAATCTCTTCAATATCTTGTGTATATGCCGTAGTTGCAACATAAGCCACACCGGATGTGCTGTCGGGAAAATCCCCGACACTATTCAGCGTAAGTGACACAGCCCCAGTCAAAGCAGCGGCTGAAGTCGTCCCTCCGGTAACTGAAAAAGCAATTTGATTCCAAGACCGTTTGTCTATATATCTCAAATTAAACGGTGTTAATACGTTTCCAATTGTAAAGCGAGCAGCCAGAACTGACTGGTCTGTCTCGATAAAATCAATATCAGTTGGCAAATCAACATAATTGTTTCCGGCTAATAATTTAATTGGATATTCAAATTCCTGTTGCCAAGCGTGCCGAATACCGTAAAGTTTAGAAGCGGTGAACTTCCTTGCGTCATTAACAGCTGATAGGCAGAAAGGAATTGTAATTTTGGTGTCCTCCTCACTTATACCCATTGCTTTTAACACTGGGAAAATAATAGAAGCAACTGAATTTGTTGGATAAGCGCTTACACTTATCGCAGTTGAATAGCTCGAAAGCAATCCTGTTAATGAATTTTTCCACTGAATCTTATAGTAATCTGTTGAAAGTCCAGTCGTATCATAAATAATTGTGCTTTGTTGGGTAGTGAATATGGTTTGAGCGCTTCCAAATACGGCATAAACTCCATCAATGGTTGCACATTTTGACACAACTATCTGGTCCCACTTTAGTTCACTGACAATATCACCACGATTATGAGACATTGTAGTTGCCAAAGTGACAAATGATTGCCCAGTATTTGACGTTGAAGTCACAATTTCAGAATTTTCTGCTCCAACTGACGATAATAATAATAGAATTGAACTTCCGTCAGTAAAATCAACAGTATTGTCTACAGGAACCGCAAGCACCCCCGCAGCAATATTGCTGCTCATATAGGTAGAGGTCTTGATATCCAACTCATTAGGGATTTCAATCGTGTTACCTATATTGTGTGTAATTTTAATTTGAGGGGTCATCTTTTTTATTTGTTAATCATAGTTATACCTTAATTGTATACTTTTCTAGGCTTTAATCAATTATTAGAAGGTTCTTGAACCAACTACTACTCCCTTTTTCTTCAGAATAGCCACTGCTATTTTGATAATTACACCTACACCGACTACAATCAAGCCGGGATAAAGGTCATCAGTTAGTTTTAACAATCCAGCACCTAACAATAAACTACCTGCTTCACTTAAAGTTATATTTACTTTGTTCATATATTTATAAGTTTAATAATTTTTTAGCTAATAATTTCCGGTCCTCTTCGACCTTTGACCAGCCAAGTTTATAAGTTTCGTCCATCTCGGCACCTTGAGCAAAATGCTTGTGCTTGACAATAGCCTTATCAGCTCGTTTGAATACACCAAGTTTTCTCATTTTTGCCAAGAGTAGATTATCAACTCCAACGTGGTAGAAGTCTGTATCAAAAACCTCTCCAATTTTTTCAATAATATCTTTTCTAATCATAAAATGCTCATTTATATTTCCTTCGTCTGGATAAACTTCTCCAGTATTGAAGGCAACATATCCAAGTTCTCCTTCTTTTAAAGCTTCCCTAATTGAGTCAGGAGAAAACTCGGTATCGTTAGAAGCAAACACAACCCACTCACCAGTTGATTCCTCAACTCCTTGTTTCAGAAGTTTTGGAACACCAGTTCTATTTTCGAAACTATCCTGTTTGACGATAACCTCGACATTATCTTTAGGATAATTTAGTGCCGCTATTGAATCCAAGCAAAGTTTAAGCCCCTCCTCCCTACCTAATGTTGGTATTACAAATGAAATTTTAGGATTAGTTATAACTTTATCGTTGAAATAATTATATGCCCAGACAGCTGGGAATACATTACCGTCTTCAACGTGAAAACCCTCTAACAATTCAGTCTTTAGACCCAATTCAATAAAGTCTCTCTCTGTCCAGAATGATATGTGGTCTTGGTGACCGATAGTTTCACCGTGCTCATCAGTAAAAACATTGTGCCTTGCCTCTTCTTCCAGTGGTCCAAATACCAGCAACTTAACTCCCGCTGCCTGTATTTCATTCACTATTCTAATTGACTCTTCTTTTTCAATATGTTCAAGAACATCAAATATCATAACCAAATCATAATCACTCCAGTTGTATTTTGCTTTACCGTCTTTCAGTTCAAACTCAATTTCGTTAGCCATCCAGTCTAGTTTCTTAGCATTATCGATATAAGGCTGGTAGACATCTACCATTGTCAGGTGTCCAAATTTAATATTGACCAACTGTTTTGCAACGCCTGATTCCATATCTCCAATACCAATATTCAGAACCCTCATTTTGGTAATATCTTTTAACGGTAACTTCAGCCTTAAATCAATAATATCTTTAGTCCAAGAAGCTTCGGGGTGTTTTGACTTTGCATCCCAGCGTCTTTCTTTATATATTTTGTCAAAGTTCTCTGTGTCCTGTTTAAGAATATCGCTTAATGCTGTTTTGCCAACCGATTGTGACACAAAGTGATGAATATATGATTCCTTAATTTCCTTAACCTGTCTTCCAAAATCGTAAACTACACTTTCGTGAATATAATTATCTCCACAGAAAAGTGACAATCGTTCATCTATTGGTCCAACCTTATCCCAATTCTTTTTCTCCATCATAAAACAAGAACCTAAAAATGGTAATCCGGTAGTGTGCCCGTCCATATTCTTTTTTCTGTCCCTACCAGCTGGGAAATCATCTGGAACTGTTAAGCCCGGAGTATGATATGGTGATACAATCCACGTTTCGTTATCCAAAGAATTCATAAGTGGAGTCTCCCAGTTTGGAGAGAAAAGAATATCATTATTGCACCAGCAAACATAATCATACTTAGCCAACGAAGCCCCATAATTCCAAGCGTCATTAACCATAGTTCCTTTGTTGAGATAACACTTAACCTTATCACTGACAGCTGTCCATTTTTCAGTTGAGTGGTCATCAATAAGGATAACTTCTCCCAAGTTTGGTGTATTGGATAAAAGACTTTTAACACAATCTTCAGTCATTTTAACCTTATCTTTGAACGGGATTATTACCGAAACCTTTGATTTAGGACTATTCATATAAAATTTAGCATCATTCAAATATCTAGGATGATTAGGTTTCCAAGCCAAGGCTTTAAAATAATGTTCCTTACTTTTTTCTTTATTACCTAGTTGCCAATAAGATACATAAAGCAATTCGTGGGGGATATTTTCATAATATGGCTGATGATTAGAATAGAACGGTAATTGCGTAATAGACAAAGCTGCTTCAACATAAGCCACCACTTGTTGGTGCATATTTTTGTTGAAATAATATTCAGCCAAACGCATAAAAGGCTCTCTTCGAGTTTCCTTATCTATTGACTTCGCATACCACTTTAACATTTCGTCTGTGTCACCAAGAGTCTTATAGCAATCACCTATATAAAGCATCGATTGAGCCGCCTCTGTGCCCCAGCGCCCCATTGAAATATGTTTCAAAAACTCCTTGATTGCTGATTTGTTTCTTCCTAAATACATCATTTCCCTAGCAAAATAATGGGAGTTCCTATCATTATCTGGATTGTTATAACAATCAATCGCTAGTCCTTTCAGGTAGCCAGACCGATTTGTAGCCACATTCTGATAATGTTCAAGCTTAATAATGTCTTCGCCAAGATATTTTCTATTAGCATCCCCTTTTAAAACCTCGTGAATTATACCAACCCACTTTAACTTCTTTCTGTTATAAAACTTACAGTGTCTGAATTTAATTACCGGATTATTGTTTTCATCGTGTGAAAATACGAACTCATATTCCAATTGCTCGCAGCCATCAGAAATGACTTCATCTAGCTTATCAATATCAAACTTAGTAAATATTTCATCACAATCAGGAGTAGCTATCATATCGTTCTCTGGAAAATCAGCTATATAATTTCTAGCTGAAGCAAAATCAAAAAGAGATTCACCAGCTTTTACTACCGGTTCCTCACCCTCTACTACGAACTTGGCGTTTATTTTGTCAGCCAAATCTTCGTCAATATTTATCCTGAATCTATCTCCAACTGCCTCTACTTTACAACCCAGCCCCTTGGCTACTTCGATTGTATTATCAGTAGAGCCAGAGTCTAAAACCCATATCTCTCCCCCTCTATCCTGAAATTCCTTCAAGGAACCCACCATTCTGGGGAGAGTCAAAGCTTCGTTTTTGGCTATAAGAGCTATGCTAAATTTTGGTTTTTTCATTTTTTTGCGGATTTAATATTTAATTATAAGAAACTTGGAACTTTCTCTTCCACCTTCTCCTCTTTGATAACCTCCACTTCAACTGGGATTGCCTCTTCGGGGTCTTCTTCGACCACCTCTACTTTAACAACTTCCTCCTCTACAACTTCCTTCTCCAAAACTTCCTCCTCTATTTTATCTTCGATATCTTTTTTTGAAAAAAACATATATTTTCTGGTTAATTATTTAATTTAATAGAACCTCCTATGTCAACGCTGTTCCAGTCAAGGCTACCATCTGGCAACAGACTATAGCTAATGCCATAATTGTCCAAATAGGATATCATAGCTGATTCGGACTTTACCGGAACACCAATATATATATCTGAAGCATTTTCTAGCTTTAGAATTTTTACATTTGTCATAATTGTGTCGTCATTAATAATTGGGTTAATAATAAGTTTAAGATAAGCGGTTATACTACTCTGGAGCCTTTCCTTGACCCAAGGGTTATAGCTGTCAAAGTAATCC